CCAACAAATGCACTATAAATAAATGCGATTACAATAAGAGGAACTTGAAGAATTGTGAATAAAATATTAAATACAAAATATATCGCATCAAAATTTCTAACTCCATCGTTTACTGGAAATTTATTATTTTCAGATTCACATGACCTATCAAGAATTTCTTTTACTCCTAAGAATCTTGCACGTCCTGTACCTTTTCTATAATCTTCAATGAACTGTGATGTGGTGTACACTTTATTATACTTCATTGAATAGAAAAAATCCTCACAATTAATAGCAGCTTCTTTGTCTGCATAATCATTCCAATCTAATGAAAACGCATAACTTTTTTGAAATAATTGCCAATATGTATTACCTGTGTAATTTGGGTCATAATATGGACTCGTATTTAAGGCGTAAAGTGCAGGGTCAATTCCCGGGCTTGTAGATGTTGTACCGCTCCAACCATACTCACGAATATTAGGAACTAAAAAGTTTGCTCTTTGAATTTCCCCCTGTATTGGAATTAGAGTTGTACCTTCTTTTGTAGGTCCATTTTGTTCTGACTGATATTTTATTTTGAATCTATATTTTCCTTTTGTTGGTATTCCAATTCTTGGGTCTCTTGAGTATACTATTTCACCATATTCATTAGTTACAACATAATCTAAATTCATCGGGACATCCGCTAAAAATGTTCCATCATCATCAATTACTTTTCCACCGTTAGTTAATCTATATTGTTCAAGTATTGGATTTCCATCGACATCCGTATTTATTGTTTGTCTAATCGCTAATATTTCACCAGAACCAGTAATCATACCACATAAATCACCTTGTTCTGTTTTTGGCTTACAATTTTTCTTCAACATTTGAGCATCTTGTGAACTCATGATTGAACCCATGAATACTGCCGTAGGTTGGATTTCAATACCTAATTCTCTTAAGTCAAAATCCGCACGAGTAATTCCAATACTACATTGTGAACCATCACCCCAAAAAGAAGTTACATTGATATCTTTTTTTGCATTAACAATTTGTGGAAGTGAATCTAAATCTTCAGATGCCCTAAATTGTACACCATCAAATTGTTCTGCAGTTGCCATACCCATTCTTATTAAGTCTGCAGGTCTCAAAGAGAATTCACCTATGTTTGATAGGTCTAAGTCCATGGTGAGTGTTTGTATTCCCAACGGAACACCAACAATCATGAAGTCACCAGACTCATTTGTTTTAACGGTGTATTTGTAATACTTTTCATAAATTTCAAGAACCTCACTACGGGTTAACAAATCTTCTCTTGTTGGGAATGTTCCTGTTGGTGTGTGTCCACCATATTCTTGATTATATGGTAACAAATTGTAACGATACCCATCATCGTTTTTTTCTGCAGGGCTTTTGTATGGATATAAAGTAGATATTACAGGATTTAACAAGTCTTCATCATCGACGGGTACGAATATTGAAACTCTAACATTTGGTACCCCAAATCCACCATTTGCAACCACACGACCAACAACCACACCATAGTCAGCACAGAAACGGGTGTAGGCATCTCCTTGAGTAAGTTTCATTGATAAGATTTCTAAAAAGTCGAAATCTTGTTCTACATTCAGTTGTAAAGTTTGGTCTACTCCTAATTGTGTACGTAATCTGTATGATTTAGGCATATAATATCTTTTTAGATAAATAGTTATTCATCTATTTTCATAATAACTTAGTAAAACTCTATGTAAAGGAATTAAGAGAAATCGACCGTCTTAAGGTTCTTAATTCTAACCTTAATGTCTTTGTTAGGAAATCTAACTTGATAAATCTGTGATGGTTCAGCAAAAATGGTATCATCAACTAATAAAATTTCTTTAGTTGCACTGTTAGCATATCGTTGTGAAGTTTCAGATGATGAGTATTGACCACCAACTTTGTTGAATACTTTTAGGTCTGTAACAGATATGACACCCGCAACATCTTGAACCTGACTTCTAATTTCTGAGATGAATACGTTTCCACCCATTTCTCTAAAGACAGGACTCATCAATGTTTGTATCTTGTCAATCACTCTTGTGATTACCTCACCTTGGTTCTGTGCGGCATCAACTACTACTGAAATATCAAATTCTAAATCAATAACTTGAGCGACATTGATAGAAATATAATCATTTATCATTCTATAGTTTGATAAGTAATTAGCTAAATTTGTTTTCAATGTGTTAGATACCGTCTGAGTCAATGAACCAGTAGAGTCGTATGAAACAATGTTGATATTAATTTTGTTATCTTCTTCTGTAATTGCAACTTTTGCAGGTGCTCCATACTTACCCGGCATTTTTCTAATTAAAGCATAGTAATCATTTACGGTTACCGCTCTGTTTTGAGATGCGAAGTTAAATGTTACCATATTTCTAACTTCCTCGATGTTTGGTTGGTTAGCCCCACCAATAGCTGCGGTAACGTTGTTTACCCTTAATGAATTAACAACTTGTTGGTTAATATTTGCTGACGGTCCATTAACAAAGAAGTTAACAGTTCCAACTTGGTTAATTGTGTTAACACCGATGTTAGAAACTGTACCACCACCAACTCTGTATTGGACAAACAATGTTGTATTTGCCTTTACTGTCTTACCCAAACCAATATTGTTTTGATAATCTTGTATTCTCAAAGGAACACCAGTTCTTGAAAACTGTGCTAATTGGTCGTCGGCAGTTACTGTGGCATTACCAAACTGAACTCTTAAGAAACCTTCAGGTGTATATTCAGTAATGAATCTTAATTCAGTTTCAATGTATCTACCGACTTTGATACCGGGTCTGTCCGCTGGTTTTGTAGGGTCTTCAATGAAAACTCTGCTTTCGGCTAATGAATCAACTTCAAACCATCTATCAGGTGAATTGATAAATTCAGAATAAGTTGGAATAGATTGGAATGATGTTCCGTCTTTTTGGATAACAGATGTTACACCTATAATGTTTTTTTCAGGTAAGAAAAATTCAAAGAATGGCTTAATGTCTGCAGGTGTAATAACTTTTTTATATACTTTAGTTATCCCATTAACAACAACCTCTCTTTTAGTTATTGTGTAATTTAATAGTTTACCATTAGAGTCAAAATTTGGAATTTTTGTTTGGTTAGGGAATCCTTCACTGTTGTATTGTGATGAGAAATCTATATCAAAAACATTTTCAAATGTTTGTCCTGCACCAACTACTTGAGAACCCGCTCTTAAAATACCTAAGTATCTTGTATCTTCTTGGTCACCAAAGGCAGGTACTGTAATAGCAAAGTCACAAAGTGCAACCGATGGTCTATTACCAGGTATCTTTAAACCATAGGTTCTAGCGATGTTAAAAATAGATGAACGTTGTTGAGCGTATTGAAGAACTGTCTCTTGAATACTTCTATCCATGTGATAATGTAAGTTATCACCGATAGCTGCGTTTAAATCTAAAAATACTGAATATACTGAGGCATCATTAAAGTTGTCAATTAGTTCAGGGTAATACTGTTGAGTATAATTGATGAGGTCCTGACGTAGTGATTCAAAGTCTCTGTCTGCGTATGAAATTCTTCTTTGTGCCATTTACATTAAATATTGATAATAACGAAATCCTTACTATTAAAGGTGCTATCTGTTATAGTATAATCAATTCTTATTTTTGCTGTATAGTCCGCAACACCTGTTCCGGGTACTCTATAAATACCACTAACACCTATTTGACTCATATTTAAGTCTCCAATGAGTTCAAGTTCTTCGGTATATGGTGTAATTGTGATATCATTTAAAACTAAATTTGGTAAAAACTCATCAACAGCTTGTCTGATATCTGCCTTGATTGCCTCAAACGATAAACCATCCATCGGTTCAAAAATAAATTCATAAATTCTCGTACCAAAATTTGGTAAATAATATCTACTACCCTTTCTCGTAAGAATAAGGTGTAACAAGTCTGTTCGTATTTCCTCTTCAGGTGTTTGTGATAATGATAAATATTTTCCGTCCTGACTCTGTCTGAAAGGAAAATTAATACCATATGTTTTACCATCTGCCATATTACATAAATATATTCCTATTATTTTTTTTAGAAACAAAAAAACCCGACAAAATATTTGCCGGGTTTTCTACGCATTATTGTTGTTTTTTACATCTTAT